GCACAACGGCCGGCGACCATGAACCCTAACATGGCGGCGCAGGGCGTTGGCTCACGCAATCGTTTTGCCGCGGCATTGCCAAGTCAATCTGGGAAGTGGTCTGGTGAAGCCCTACCAATGGAAGGCCGGGCAACCTTTTTGCCGTTTCAGGACACGCTGCCGGGGTCAGTGATGAACAAGCGTAGCCTGGCGTTGCCGGGCATTGTTGCTGGTGCTGTCAACGCGTTTACTGCGCCAGGTCGTGCCTTAAGCGGCAGCGATCCAACCTTTAACCCAGAAGAAGAAGCGGCGAACTTTGCCATGAATATGATGGGCGGTGGGATTGGTGCCACTAGACCGGCAGCGTCATTGGGTATGGGCGCCAGAGAACATCCAGTAATAAATTTTAATGCACAAGCAACCAAACTGGCTGAATATTCGCCAAGAACAATTAAAGATGTTTTGGGCATAAGCCCAACCGTCAAAAATGTTAATCAATTAACTAGCCCAGGTATTTATAAGCCCTACGCGGATCTTGCAAGAGAATCGGAAGCAATGGTAGCCAGCGAAAATCCAATGATGAAACAATTGTGGAATGTAGATCGCGGAGATTTATCAAACATTGCAAATAGAGCAGGAACAATTGCAGATCCAATCATGCAATTAATACCAAGTGCATCAGCTAAACAAACCGGAAGCGAAGCTGTTAGAAATATAATTACACCAAGAAACACAGAAAGACTAATTGAAACATTAAAGGCGGCAGAAACGCAGGCGCCTAATTTATACCGTGGCATGAAGGGATGGTATGTTTTAGATCCTATGTGGCAAAGACTTAAAGAATTGGTCGGGCCGGAAGAAGCAACATTACGATTTGATCGGTTAAACAAATTTGGTGGAATTGAGTCTCCAAATATGAACGTTGTCGACGAATCAAGAAGGGCCGCCGCTGCAAACTTTATGAATGAGTCAGGAAAATTTGAGGATTGGGCAAAATACGGTGGATTGCCCTATGACTACAGAGTTGCCAAAGGGTTGGTGCCGGAATTAGGAAATTTACCTGGTCGAGTTGGGCATACAAGAGCAGCAAATGCACAACGTAGGGTAGTTGAGACAGGTGAGCATGGTATGGATTCGCCAAAAGCCCCGCTATATATATCCGCATCTGGAACACCAGAAACTGGATTTCAAACAAATGTGCCAGTTGGAGACGCGCATTTTTCTCGTGGCATAGGTTTGGCAGATGTTAGAACAAACAAAGGTTTTGACGCATCAGTTACAACGCCAGAATTACAACATTTGACTCCGTGGTGGAGGGATATTTCCAATGAAGTCGGATTGCAAGCAGTGCCTGGGCAAGCTGTAGGATGGGGAATGTTTGCGCCACAGACTGGAGTAAAAACAAAAATTGGTGCGCCAAAATTAGAACTAATTACAGATTTGATCCAAAGATATGCTGCAAAAACAGGTCAAAAACCAGAAACAGTACGAGATAAATACCTGTTAGGGCAATCGCATTTGGGCGCAAATATGTCACCGGCAGGTGCCGGTCTTGCAGTTGCAAATGACACAGGACAAGAATAAATGGAACACACCAGCACCGGCGTGCAGAAATACTTGGCTATCGTCAGCCAGTACGACAACGAATTCAAGAAGTGGGAAGCGCGCGCGGAAAAGATCGTCAAACGCTACCGCGACGACAATCGCAGCCAGCACACAAACGAAACCGCGAAATTCAACATTCTTTGGTCGAACGTTCAGACGTTGATCCCTGCTGTTTACGCCAAGCTGCCGAAAGCGGTGGCCGAGCGCCGGTTTGGTGACAACGATCCGGTCGGCCGCGTGGCCGGCCAGTTGATTGAACGGGCATTGGACTTTGAGATTGAACACTATCCTGATTTCAGGTCGACCATGCGTTATGCCGTTGAGGATCGGTTCCTCGGTGGCCGCGGCAGCGCCTGGGTGCGCTACGAGCCGCACGTTCGCACGCTTGATATACCCGAAGATGGTTTGCAAATCACTGAGGACATCGAAAATGAGCGAGCTGAAGGCCAAACCTCCGAAGGCGCCGAGAATTCCGAGAATCAGGACTACACCGCAGGCGCCGAAACCGAGCCGCAAGAAGAAATTGAATACGAGTGCGCCCCTACCGATTACGTTCATTGGAAGGATTTTGGCCACTCTGTCGCGCGCACTTGGGAGGAAGTGACCTGCGTCTGGCGCTGGGTCTACCTGACGCGGGAGGCACTGACCGAGCGATTCGGCGAAAAGATGTCGAAGAAAATCCCGCTGGATTCAGGGCCGGAAACGCTCAAAACCTATGGCCAGAGCAACAAGGAACGCACCCGCGCCAAGATCTGCGAAATGTGGGACAAGGAAACCGGCAAGGTCTACTGGTTTACCAAGAACTACGGCGAGCTAATCGACGAGCGCGACGATCCGCTGGAGCTTGAAGGCTTTTTCCCATGCTCGCGGCCGCTTTACAGCACCACGACGAGCGACACGCTGATTCCGGTCCCTGACTTCGTGCTCTACCAGGACCAGGCTAACGAGCTGGACATCCTGTCCGACCGGATTGATGGGCTGGTCAAAGCACTCAGAATCCGCGGCGTTTACGACGCCAGCCAGCCGGCGCTGCAACGGCTGCTGACCGAGGGCGACAACAACACGCTGATCCCGGTCGACAAATGGATGGCATTTAGCGAAAAGGGCGGGCTGAAAGGCAGCATCGACATCCTGCCAATTGACGACCTGGCGAATGCGCTGCTGAACTGCTACCGCGCGCGCACTGAAATCAAGGCGCAGATCTACGAAATTACCGGCATCAGCGACATCATCCGCGGCGCCACAGCAGCATCCGAAACCGCGACCGCGCAGCAGATTAAGGGCCAGTATGCCGGCCTGCGACTTAGATCCATGCAGGAGGAGGTGGCGCTGTTTGCCAGTGAGCTGATCCGGCTGAAGGCGCAAGTCGTATGCAGCAAATTCCAGCCGCAAACGATCCTGCTTTATGCCGCAGCCGGTCAGATGAGTCCCGAAGATCAGCAGATGATCCCGCAAGCCATCCAGCTTTTGCAAAACAAGCCGCTGCGAAACTTTCGCATCGAGGTTGACGCAGACAGCCTGGTGCAGTTGGATGAGCAGCAGAACAAACGCGACCGGGTGGAATTCCTGACGGCATTTGGCGGGCTATTGAAAGAAGCCCTGCCGGTTGGCCAATCCTCGCCAGAACTGATCCCGATGTTGGTTGAGTTGATGAAATTCGGCATTGGTGGATTTAAGCAGGCAAAGTCTATTGAAGGTTCGCTTGACGCGGCGCTGGAGCAGATGAAGCAAAAACAACAGCAAGCCGCAGCCAATCCGCAGCCGGCGCCGCCAAACCCTGAAATGATGAAGATCCAGGCTACCCAGCAACTGGAGCAGGCAAAGATGCAAGCAACCGCCCAGGCTGACCAAATGCGGGTGCAGGCTGACGCGCAAGCCGCGCAGATGAAGGCGCAGCTCGATGCTCAGATGCACCAAAACAAGATCGAAGCTGAGATGCAACTGGAGCAGATGAAAGCGCAGATCGCCGATCAGCAAATGCTGCACGAAATGGAAATGAAGGCGCAGGAAGCAAAATCTCTTGATGACTTCAATCGCTGGAAGTCCGAGCTGGAGGCGGCAACAAAAATTATGGTTGCTCGCATAGGGGCGAATCCTGGCGTGGATCTGCCGACAGCGGAAGCGGCGCAGGCGGCATCCGACCGGGTGGCGCAGGAGCTGGGCGCCGGAGTGTCAAATGCGCTCAACCAGGTAACCGTCCTGCACGCGGATATGGCCAACAAGCACGACGAATCGCTGCAACAGGTAAAGCAGGCGCTGTCTGCACTGATGGCGCCCAAGCGTATTGTGCGCGGTCCTGACGGCAAAGCTGTTGGAGTTGAGATTGTTCAGTAATGGACGGCTATTGGGACACAGGGGCGTGGGATTCAACGACTTGGGATTATGTAGCCCCAATCGTCGAATTCGACACGCATGATGGCGACTACCTTAAAAAGAAGTTTGCAAAGGAAGTTGCCGACGCAGCCCGACGCAAGTCTGAGATTGTTTACGCATTTGAGCGAATTGTGGAAGGCAGGCCGGAGGTGGCGGCAGAGATTGCCAAGCCTTTCATGGAGAAACTGGCCAGCACTGAACCGGCTATTAATTACGACATGATGTTGGCCGATTTGGACAGGGTGCAACGGATCTGGGATACCCACATTGAACTTGACGATGAGGATGTTTTGACACTGATATGAGAAAAACATATATATACGTTGACGGCGAATTGGTTGAAAAATCAAGAAGATACAGAGAACAAGTGGCGCCAGACATCATGCCTGATATTCAGCCTTATCAATCAATGGCTGACGGCACGATGATTACCAGCCGCAGCCATCACCGCGAACATCTGCGGCAACACAATTGCATTGAGATTGGCAACGAAAAAATGGAAAACCGGGCGCCGGTTGCAAAAGACACTCGGCGCGAGGTTTTGAGGGAGCAGGTGGCCGGTATGACGCATGACCAGGCAAACCGCGTGCTGGCCAAGCTGCGCGACGATATTCGTTTTACCCGTAGTTAAACACCCCCACAGGGAGCAATAATGTCCGACCTAAATGAAATTGTGCCGGTAGAAAACCCAGACAGCCGCCGGGATCTGTTATCCCAGCAATTTGACGAAGCAGCCGAGGCAGCGCCAGAGCCAAAGGCCGAGCCAGCAAGGGCTGAAAGTCCGCGGGATGAGGCTGGCAAGTATGCCAAGCAGTCAGGTCAGGCGGCCGCAGATTCAGCCGAGCCGGTTGAGGAGCCACTTTGGAAGCGCCCCCCGGCGAGCTGGAAAAAGGACTACCACGAGGATTGGAAGGCGGCGCCGGCGCGGGTTCAGGAATATGCTTGGCAGCGTGAAAATGAGATGAAGGCCGGTGTCGAGCCGCTGATCTCAAAAGCTCAGTTTGCCGACCAAATGCAGGAGGTTTTAAACCCCTACATGAACACAATACAGGGGCTGGGCATTGACGCGCCTGGTGCAGTCAAAGCCCTGATGGAGGCCGATCACGCCCTGCGCTACAGTAATCCGCAGGAAAAACGTCAATATTTTGCTAGACTTGCACAAAGCTACGGCGTAAATTTATCTGATATGGGTGACCAGCCACAATTGGCGCCCACTGATCCGACCATTTATGCACTTCAAAACGAGCTCAATAACGTTCGTGGAGAGGTGCAGGGTTGGAAGCAGGCACAAGAACAGCAGCAGAATCAAGCCTTGTTGGGTGAGATCAACAATTTTAGCCAGAAGGCCGAACACTTCGAGGAAG